ACCATCAACGATCTTTGCCGCAGTTATGCTATTGTCTGGTATGTCTGCACTGGTTAAGGGAGCTGTTACACCCTGCCTTCCTAAGTAAGCCATCTATTCTCCTATGTTATATCTAGCATTGACATAACTACATCGGCACTTGTAGCCGTATTGCTCTTGACTTGAACAAGATCCTGATAATCAAGAACGACCTTCTGATCTCCACCCACAACAATTAACGAACCACCCGTAGGAATTGGGGCCGCCTTAACAAGGTACGTTCTCGTAGTACTATTATTATAAATGGAAACATCTACAGCAATAACTGCACTTGTTGTATTTGCTATAGTCATTCCTATAATAGTACGTTGTGTCGTATTATTAAGCTCAGTGCCTACATCTGACCATCCAGTTGTTACATCCTGAACCTGTTCATTCTTAAATGTATTTGCCATAATTATCCTTTAATATCAGTGCTATCCGAGGGCAATGGACATAGCCACTGCTGAATTATCGGCTGCTGTTGTAGCCTCTGTTGTAGTAGCCGTATCTACAAATGCCGATCCGTTATAATACTTTAATCTATTAGCAGTAGAATCATATGCCAAGTCCCCCTCTGCTATAGCATTACCACCACCATCTGTTGTAGGAGCAGAAGGACTAAAATCATCAATTTGATATATATCTGCAAAATTATTTATATCTGCAATATTATTTGAACATGTTTCCATGTCATCAATAACATCTGAAATAGCTAGTAAAGCCATATCATCAGTAACAGTTGTACTACCCAGTATAGCCATGTCTGCTGTTACTGTAGCATTACCAAGTACTTTCAGATAACCATCTGTAGTATTAGCCATCGCAGCAGTACCCAGATATGCCAAGTGACCTGTAGTTGGATGTGTCATATTAGCTGTACCAAGTAATACAATCTCACCATCTACTGCTGCTACAAGAACTACTTCCCCATCAACATCTGCTACTTTAGTTACATCTCCAGTTGTAATATTAGCAACCTTTGTTACATCACCTGTAGTAATATCAGCCACTTTTGAAACATCACCAGTAGTTATAGCTGCAACTTTAGATACATCACCAGTAGTAATTACAGCTACTTTTGATACATCGCCTGTAGTTATTGCAGCTACCTTACTTACATCACCAGTTGTGATAACAGCTACTTTACTAACATCTCCTGTGGTAATATTAGCAACCTTAGTTACATCGCCAGCCGTAATATTAGCAACTTTACTAACATCTCCTGTAGTGATGTCAGCAACTTTAGATACATCTCCTGCTGTTATATTGGCAACAGTTGTTACCTTATCATCTATTGCTGCAACATCAGTTACCTTATCATCTATTGCTGCTACCAACCCAATGTTGGTTGCTAATGGGTTTGCAACAACAGTATCAATATTAGTTTGTTCAGTTGTAGTAGGAGTAAGTTGTTTCCATGCGGAACCAGTATCATCCCACACTTTCATTACTTCTAATGTAGTATCATAATATAATGCTCCGTCATCTAAGGGATCACCATCATTATCCTTACCTACATTTGCCCCTACCTCCCTAACAGCAGTTGTGTGCGAACCTAAATATTTATCATCAAATGTATCTACATAACCTTCTGCGAGTAATGCGGAAGCAGCAGCATTACTTGCATACTTCTTTGCAGAATAATTACTGCCCTCTACTGCCGTACCTTCTACAAATGCTCCTCCTCCAATAGACCATTGCTTTGCCGATCCAGAAGTATTTGCTGCAAGTTGCCCTGCTGCCCATTCCTTGGATGAGTAATCAGTTGAAGCAACTATTGCTGCTGTATCAGTAGCCCAATCCTTTGCTGAACCTATGTCTGCATTCGTATCTGTTGCCCATTCCTTTGCCGAATAATCTACGTCTGCACCATTTGCATCATTACGAACTTGACCATCAGTCTTTGATGCCCAATCCTGTGCCTGTGCAGAATAGTGCTTTGCACTATATTCTGTTGAACCATCTACTGTCCCGTATTTTGCATGAATGGCATATTCTTTAGCCGAAGCATCATTCTTATGTGTAGATACTCCAATAGCCCATTCTTTGGAAGAAGCATCTGTAGCTGTAGTGGTAGGAGTTGTGGCTAACTGTGCCCAGTTTTTAGCTGATCCTCCTGCAGCAAGTGTACTACCCTGTGCATATTCCTTTGCAGAATACTTAAGTGAGTCTACTCCAGTTATCTGATCAACAACAGTAGTTCCATCTGATAAGTGAACCCAATCTGCTATTGTTAAGAGATAAGATGCACTATCCTGGCTATTTTCAATCAAACTTAATGCAGCCTGTACAGATAATTCAGCACTTCCTGCACCTATATATACTGGACTCTTTGCCATCAGACCCTCTCTACTACCGAAATAGTTACATCACAATCTTTTGTTGATGTTATGTTTATTATATCTCCTGTAAGTACTGGAGTACCTTCATTATTTCCTGCATGTTGCAATACTAATTTACCAGGGATAAGATCTACCGATGTATCTGCTGGAAGTGGTATTGTATCTGCAATGCCTATTGTTTTTTGAGTCAATCCAGTTCCATTGGTAGCATAATCTAAAATTTCAACAGTTACAGTACCAGCTTCTGTTGACCTGCTACATATAAGAAATCCTATAATGACAGAATTAGCTGCACCAGCAGCTCCATCATTTGGTGCTTCGTAAACTTGTGCTGCCGATGCACCCCCAGTAACTTCTGATACATAACGCATATACCTTTCAGCCATATTAATCCCCCAATATCATTTGATTTTTTCTTGCTACACGAGCAATCATTGTTTCCAAAGCTTTTGTAGTGCCCTGATCTATTATAAAAGGTGCATCTAAAGTAACACCTGTCCCAAATACAATCTTACCGCCTGATACAGTACCAAGAAGATTCCCGGAACTATCCTTCAGAGTCATACCATCCAAAAGTACTACATCATCTAATGTCTTATTAGTAAGAGTAGCTACATCATCTACTCCAGCAACCCAATAACCTGCTCCACCATCACCATCATGTACACGAAGACTCCAAGGTTTAGTTGAATCATTTGTTTGTACTGTAACTTCTGCTGCTAACCCAGCAAAATTAACATGTTCATCAGCAGTACCTTTCCTGTGTTTAATAGCTACACCCATTATCTCCTCACAACTAATCTGTTAAAATTAACTCCACCTATTATACTAGCTGGATTTATAGGCTCCACTCTATCAGCATCTGCAATCATTCCCATCTTCTTGTTTCTAAAATACTCACTTTTTTCTACATTCCGTAGATCATGTTCTTTAAGATATGCTCTTTCCAAAGCTCCAAATGTTAAAACATCAATCCATACTGCATCAATAGAGCAAGTAGTCTGATAATTAATGTCATCTAAAGAAAAAACATTATCATCATCTAACAATAATGTCTGATCTGTTTCATTAAATATAAGAGATTGACCTGCATCATCCGTGAGACTAGTTCCTGTAACCCAACCATTAAGTGGAGTTACTATAAATCTCATTACTGTATTATCTGGATCACTAACATCATTATAAATATAAGGCACTTCATCACTCATCCTTGTTGGCCTTAGTGTCCCGGTAAATAATAATGTTAAAGCTTCTGTTGGAATAGGCCAGACCCTCACTGTTTCTGATGATCTTTGATCTAAGACTAAAGCTTGTGTTTTCCCTGAAGTTGCCTTCCAATCTTCATTGGATGACCATAAGGAATTACCAAATATCTGAGTAATAGAATACTCTCCATCTTTAATTACAGTTGGTAAATTACCTTCGGAGTGTAACTTTTTCATCTCAGATGTAGTAACAACAGGTAGCTCACGACCATCTATAGACCCACCACTAATGTCCATTAATCCAATTGGCAGAGGGATTAAATATGCAGTGGGACTAATTGTCACACTTGTATCCGATACAGGTAGCCTAATTGCCCTAACAAGATCAAGCAAAGAATCATGAATATAATTATTTAATTCAGTCTTTGTCCATCTTATAAAGCCAGTATCCTGTAGAATATTTACTACTCGTGATCTAATATCGAGTAACTCTATCATGCAACTTCTACCTCATGCATATCAGCCTCTATCTGTTCTTGATTCAGGCTAGAATCTTTAGGAAACTTAAGAACCTGAACATTATATCTATTTGCATCATATCCTGTAAGAGGTGCTCCTTCACTTGACTGAATATAACGTCTCTCAACACAATTCATTAGTATATCAAAATGTCCAGGAGGAATTGCACGCCTGGAATTTCTTGGGAACCTTAGTACCCAATCGTTCCATGTAACAGTAACTGGCCCCATTTGCGATGGATCGTCACCATACCCAATAATTACACAACCCCAGCCTTCTGGAACTTGCATATCTTTCCCAACTTCTGTAGCTATATCCTGCCCAAATTGATGATGCACTGATACTGTCTTCTTACGACCTGAATCATACATTGGATTATTAAGTGTATCCCCATATTCACCTGCTGGGATCATTCCGCCTGCTACTGCCATATTAACCTGTGTTTTATAAAGAAAAGGATTCGTCCAGACTTAGGAGGATCTTCTCCACGCAGCCTGAAACTTAGACGAATTACATGATTTGATTCGTCCGGTGGAATAAAAATAGACTCTGGCTTTTGCTGAAAGGAATAAGGAACATCCGGCAGCTCTGTCCAGTTTAAATATAACTCATCTTCTTTAGCATTATTAACTCTACCTACACAGATCTTTATATTTACTCCTGCAAAAGGTTCTGTCATTACAACAGAGATCCTCTCAGGTAGTGCCTTTGGATAAAGACGATGATCAAACCGAGCATTCGTAATAGCAAGTTCTTCATTAGTGAGACTATCAGATGTAATCTCCATAATAGAACTTTCAAACAACTGCTCAGAAACAGGGGTAGGTGGTTCCCACCCCTGAAACCCTTTAGACATTCATACTCTTAAGCTAAAGTAGAACATGCACACTCAATCCTATAGATCCAATCTTCGTTCAGGATCTGGCAAGCATACCAGCTTTTCCAGCCCACTGAACCAGACTGACCCAAAGGATCAGTTACTGCAGGTTGTGGCATCACAACCTTAGGTATAACCGCATCATAACCAGAGAGTGTTACACACCCCAGAGATTCTGCAGAAAATATTATTAAAGGATAAACCTGAAACTTAGTACCGGATACATTTGTTACCAAAGCATGTCCACTTTGATTACCTACTGCATCACCAGGAAACTGGACTGATCCAGTTACCCCATAATCACCAACACCAGCATCAGCAACAGTACCCGAAGTCGAACCAAACGATTGTCCAGTATGACCAGGAGTATAAGATGCAGCCTGAGTAAGTGCTATGTTCAGGTTTTTGTATTCAGTACCAGCCGGATCTTTTCCGATTGGTGCTGCTTGGGTTGTAAGAATAAAACGAATCACACCTACTGCCCCAATTTCTCCAGGTAGCATTTGCTGACCATTGTTACTGTACTTTGCATAAGGAATAAATCCGGGAAGCCCTTCAATATCCTTACGAAGATCAGTATGACCCACAGCAACATATGCTTCAGGTACTGGTTCAGTATTATACTTAGGAGATGGAGTCATCTGCTTAGCAATTTTACGAGCCTCCTGATATTCCAGTGTACGTACTGCAGTATCAAGAAGGTTTGTATTTGCTGTCCCAGGTGTAGTCGCATTCACGCCAATTTGATTTGCTATTGTTTTCTTAACAGTAGCTCTAGTAGAACCACCAGCATGAGCTGCTTGAGTACCAGAACGGGCGTGTAAATAAGTGAGGAAATCCATTAATTCTGCAGCCTGAATTGATTGTCGTTCAGTAATCTGCTGAATAATTGGATCTTGTGCTGCTGCTACAAGAACATCAGTTGTGGCAACGTATGAACCAAACTGGCTCAACTTTACCTTTATGATGGTCTGGAGCAAACTGTCGGCAGGAGGCTTAACGCCCTCAGCCAACGGAACGAGTGGCAGACTAAACTTTTCAAATCGTTTCCAACGAACCTCCAGTCCGCCTTGACGTTCTTTAGTTTCCTTCTGTGCAAAACGAGCAAATATCATGCTCCTCTTTGCAATAGACAGAAACTTCTTCTGTATTTTAATGGCCTCTGTTTCATCCAGAGAGCCATATTTCATGGTTCCTGCAACAGTTACCTGTCCCGTAGCACCTCTATTGGCGGCAGTTCCCACAGTTGTCCAATTTGTAGCCATTTTCTTGTCCTGATTAAAATTTTAAATTATAAATAAGAGGACAAGATACTAAAAACTTAGCCGTCTATTGCATCAAATAATGCTTCGCCAGTTAAGCCTTGAGTCGGATCTGCTGTTGTAGACTGAGACTGGGAACCTCCCATTAGTTGTGAAGCTTGATACCTTCTAAGATCCTGCGGATCTTGGCCTTGGTACATCTGCCCACCACTACCATTAAGTTCCATGTACATTCTAATAACCTGTACTTTTGCCTCATTATCACCCTGAGTCATAGCCGTCCTATACATTGAATCCTTATTAACCCAGTCTATAAAAGACTGGTCGTCTTCAATATTAGGCCAAACACCATGCCCAAGTTGTCCATCAAAATATGTTTGCCTCGACATTGAATCAAACTTCTGGTTTAACTCACTGATAGGTGCATCATATTTTTCTTCAACAAACCGACTTACCTTGTCATCAAACGATTCTTGTTCTTGATTTCTGAATTCTGCCATCTGCTTCCTTACCAGACGATCTGCAATTCTTTCTGAAGTTCTCATCACTTCAGGGAAATCCTCGATCACTCGTAAATCATCTTCCGACAATTCATCATCATCTTTATTTATCTGAGCCTGGGTCTTTAGTTCGTTTTCACGTTCTATCACCGCAAGCCTAGCTCTCAGCTCTTGATTTTCACCCTCTTTCTTCTGCTGTGCACTGTATGCACGATCAGCATGAGGTCGAATATCATCATAGCTTTTAGTAACTGCAGCTAATTGTTTTCTTAACTCAGCTACTTCTTCTTCTGCCCCTGTATTTGTTGGCTCTTGCTTGGGCATTTCTCCATCTGGAGGTGCTTCTAGCATAGGTCACTCATCATTATGGGTTAATGTCTCATGAATCAAACGATCAAGGTCAAGGAAATTCTTGATTTCTCTGATCTCTCCAATGAGCATGTTAAAGGAGGCTACATCCTTTTCGTCATAGAGGGGCTTCTCTGAGAGTTTATCCTCTTTCCGTTTAAGTCTAGCCAGTAAAATGTCAGAGAGCTGCTTCCATCTCGGGTCGTCCTGAAGACTCAGAAGGTATTCCAGCTTCTCCTTGTCCAGCCTGCTGTTGTTCTGCTGCAGCCTGTTGTTCTTGTTGAATAGATTCATTCTGTTGTTGCATTAATGCCATTTGTTCTTGTAAAAGTATTGATGTTTCTTCCAGAAGTTTTGGCAACTCATCTGTTAGTAAATTCGGATCACCCTCTTTTATCTTTGCCAATCTCTCCTGTATGATACCCTTACGAATATCTGCGGCAACTAATTTCTTTTCATCAACTAATGCTTTTGATTCATATACATCTGATTCCAGCCTTGCTGCCTGCTGTTGCTGGTCTTGCATTTGTGCTTGTACTTGTTGCATATCTTGTGCAGACTCTTCCTCAGACTTAATAAGTCCATCAATCTCTAATCCTAATCCTGCCTTTAAAGGTACTGCCAGCTTCTCAAAATTAAATCTATCTCTCATCTCAGGGACTTGACCAACCACTTGTATTAGTTGAAGCACCTGCTGGATAGTAACTTCTTTTGCCATGAACGTATCATAGCTTTTTGCAAGACAAAGGAAGTCTCCTTTAATAGACAGATCCTTAGAATCAGCCATCAACCAATGGTAAATAGCTTGGACATTAGCAGTGATCATGTTATTAAGTGACCGCACCACCCCTGAAGTAAGCTTATTAGCATTCTCATTCAGGATCTGCATACCTGTTGCAGTCTTAGTCTGGTACTGTGCAC